ACCAAAGATAACCCCCTGATCGACCCCTCTGAGATTGAATCTGCCAAGAAAACCCTCTCTACCTTTGCCTTCAAGCAAGAGTACATGGCTTCCTTTGACAACGCTGGCTCAGATGTCTTCAAGGAAGAATGGCTGAAATATGGAGTAGAGCCTGAGCATGGAAGCTACTACATTGCCGTAGACTTGGCTGGTTTTGAGGAAGTTGCCAAACAAGCCGCCAATTCCAAGAAAAGGCTAGATCAGACGGCTATCTCTGTGGTCAAAGTCACAGACGATGGGAAATGGTTTGTCAAAGAGATTGCCTATGGGCGGTGGGACATCAGGGAGACAGCCGCCACGATTCTGCTGAAAATGAGGGAATACCGCCCTTTGTCGGTGGGAATTGAGAGGGGAGCGTTAAAAAACGCAGTTTTGCCGTATTTGAGTGACTTAATGCGAAAAAATAATGTATATTCGCACATAGTTGACTTAACGCATGGCAACAGGAAAAAGGCTGACAGGATTATCTGGAGTCTCCAAGGGCGGTTTGAGCATGGGCGCATTGTGCTGAACTCTGAGGAAGATTGGGATGAATTCAAAGACCAACTCTTAATGTTTCCAGCCCAAGGCGTACACGATGACTTACCCGACTCTTTGTCATACATCGACCAACTTGCTGTCACTACATACTTTGAAGAAGACCAAGAAGATGAGTGGCAACCACTAGATGTAATATCGGGGATATAAATGGCAGATGGATTATTAGGTGGATTTTTACCATATATCTACTCTAGAGCAGATGCCTTGAAGCGCACTCTAGGAGATGTTGTTTCCAATCCTATGGCTTCTGCTGAACAAGTTGTCAACAACGCTAATGATCGTGCAAGAAGACTCAATCAACAAATTTCACAAGTTCCTCAAGGTATTGCTGGGTTAAGTAGTCCTGAATTTCAAAACTTATCAAATCTTTACGCAGAAGCATATAACCCAACTGGAATGATTGTTGGCAAATCTGCTAAAGGTATGCAAGATTTAATCAATCAAGCTGAATTGCTCTCAAAACAAGGTGTTCCTGATTACAAAATCACAGAAATAACAGGACTTGAAAGAGTCCCAATGGGTCAAGGGCGTATGCCTGAATGGGGCAAACAAATTTCTGATGTAGGCGTTCTGATTAAACAAGATGCTTTAGAAAGATTAAAAACACCTTTACAAAAAAATATAAATTATGGCAGACAAACTCCAGTAGAAAACATAACAGTAGGTGACTTGTTAGATCATCCAGAATTGTTCAATGCTTATCCAGAATTAAAAAATATTCCAGCCGAAAAAGTTTCAGGGATGATGTTTGGAACAGAGGCATATTACGACCCCAAAAGCAATATTGTTGGATTAAAAGGATTAAACCAATACATGATGGACAAAGTTGATAAACAACTTGTAGACACAACAAGTTCTTTATTGCATGAGTTACAACACGCTGTGCAAACTATTGAAAGATTCCCTAGAGGTGGGAACACGACAGAATTTATGAAAAAATCAACTGAGCGGGTTGAAAAAGAACTAAGAAAAGTTGATGATACATTTGCAACAAAAGCGTCAAATTTAACAAAGCTAACAGTCACACCAAATGATTTGAAAAATATTGTGGATTTTAGTCAAGGAAGAACTCGTTACTTATCTGATAAACAAATTGATGTTTTTTCAAACCCAGACATGGTTGATATTTTTCAAAACTATATGAAGTATCAAGGTTTGCGTAATAGGATTAGAGCAAGAGAAAAAGAAGTTTTGTCTAATTACAAATCTTTGGCTGGAGAAGCGCAAGCTAGAGCAACACAAAAACAATATGAAACAGGAAAAATGACTGTGCCATTAACAAAATCTTACGATGTGCCAGTAGAATCACTAATATATCGTGACCCTTTTGGAAATACGACAAGGTAACACTATGGCAACAGACAAACTTGAACAAAACGAATTTTATGAGCCAACTGAGGCTGATAAAGAATTGACAGATTTTGTCACTGACCATTGCCAACGCTGGCGGGACTACCGAGACACCAACTTCCTCCCTGATTGGCTAGAGTACGAACGCATCTTCCGAGGTCAATGGGCTTCTGAAGACAAGACCCGTGAGTCTGAGCGTAGCCGTATCGTCACCCCTGCCACACAACAAGCCGTTGAAACACGCCATGCTGAGATCATGGAAGCTATCTTTGGGCAAGGCGAGTTCTTTGACATTGAAGACAATATCCAAGATGTGAACGGTAATGCCATTGATGTTGAGTTAATCAAAGCTCAACTGATGGAAGACTTCAAGAAAGACAAGATCAGGAAGTCCATTGACCAGATTGAGTTGATGGCAGAAATCTACGGTACAGGTATTGGCGAGATTATTGTCAAGACTGAGAAAGAGTACATCCCTGCCACTCGCCCGATTCCTAATCAGCAAGGGCAAGCAGCAATTGGTGTGATTGAAAGAGACAGGATTGCAGTCAAGATCATGCCTGTCAATCCCAAGAACTTCCTTTTCGACCCCAACGCTAGTTCTATTGATGACTGCATGGGCGTGGCGATAGAGAAATATGTGAGTATTCACAAGGTTGTTGAAGGGATCGAGAGAGGCATCTACCGCAAAGTAGACATCACGCCCACCTACGAAGACACTGACCTTGAGCCTACCCAAGAAGTGTCTCAGTACCAAGATGAGAAGGTGCTTTTGCTCACCTACTACGGTCTTATTCCCCGTGAATACTTGAACAACTTAGAAGAAAACAAAGAGATTGTCGAGTTGTTCCCTGAGAACTCTGCCGCTGAAGACTACACAGACATGGTTGAAGCCATTGTCGTGATTGCCAATGATGGTTTGTTGCTCAAGGCTGAAGAAAACCCTTACATGATGAAGGACAGACCCGTCTTGGCATACCAAGATGACACTGTTCCTAACCGTTTGTTGGGTCGTGGCACAGTGGAAAAAGCATTCAATATGCAAAAAGCCATTGATGCACAGACTCGTAGCCACTTAGATTCACTTGCATTGACCACTTCCCCCATGATTGCAATGGATGCAACACGGTTGCCAAGGGGTATGAAGTTTGAGATCAAGCCAGGAAAAGCAATCCTCACCAATGGCGCACCCAGTGAGATTCTTTACCCATTCAAGTTTGGTCAAAGTGACCCCAACAACCTAGCCACTGCCAAAGAATTTGAGCGTATGTTGCTCCAAGCCACTGGAACACTGGACTCTCAAGGCATGGTCAGCCAATCTGCCCGTGATGGTGGTGGTATGTCGATGGCTGTTGCCTCCATCATCAAGAAATACAAGCGTACTTTGGTGAATTTCCAAGAAGATTTCTTAATTCCATTCATTAAGAAGGCGGCTTTTCGGTTCATGCAGTTTGACCCAGAGCGTTACCCCTCTGTAGACATGAATTTTGTGCCTACTGCCACCTTGGGCATCATTGCTCGTGAGTATGAGCAACAGCAATTTATTGGTTTGTTGCAGACTTTGGGTGCTGAGACTCCTGTTTTGCCGATTATCCTCAAAGGAATCATTGGAAACAGCAGTTTGTCTAACCGCATGGAGTTGATTGCCAAGTTGGAAGAAATGATGCAACCCAATCCTGAAGCACAACAGATGCAACAGGCTCAACAGCAGTTGGCTATCCAAGCGGCACAGGCTCAGATCGCAGTTTCTACCACTCAGGCTGAACAAAACAGGGCTGAAGCACAGAAATTACTCACAGAGGCACAGTTGATGCCTCAAGAAGTGCAAGCCAAGAACATGGCGGCTGTGACAAAGAATCTTCCGAACCAAGATGACTTGGCTTCCAAAGAGTTTGACAAGAGAGTTAAGATTGCTGAGTTGATGTTGAAGGAAGCAGACATCAAAAACAAGTCTAAGATTGTTGAACTGCAAATGGCAGACAAACGCAAGAGTCAAGCACAAATAGAAAATGATTTTTTAGAGCAACTCAATCAGGAGTTGACAAATGATTGATAAGACAAGCATCATAAAAACTCTCCAATTGGAGAACATGACGCACTCCGATCAGATGGAGGTGCTTGACTCTATTGAAAAAACAATTAAAGAGTCCAAGGTTCGCCAAAAAGAGCAACTTCAGACCAATGTTGATTTTGTTGTTCAAGCACTAAAGAATATTAAACAAGACCTAGAAGAAAGATTCTCTCGTCTTGATAACAAACTTGTTGGTAAAGTTGACAACATTCTTAGTGGCAAGGATGGGTTGCCGGGCAAGGATGGTCTTCCGGGTCGAGATGGCAAGCCGGGTCGGGATGGAGCACCGGGCGCAAATGGAAAAGATGGCGCAGATGGAAAAGATGGTGTAGGCGTATCCAAAGCCAAAGTAGACATTGATGGTGAACTCGTCATTACGTTAACTGATGGTCGAATCATTGAGGCTGGCAAGGTATTTACCAAAGCTGTTGCAGAAAAGATTCGTGTTTTCTCTAACATGGATAACAGAATTCCTGAACTTGTTGGGCAGTCTGGCAAGCTTCTGTCAAATAATGGTGTTAATGTAACTTGGACTGATACGTTAACCAACAAGCGGATTGACCCAAGAGTTGTTTCAGCCGCCTCTGCATCTAGCTTAACTCCAAGCATTGCTACAGCGGATGTTTATGCCTATACCGCATTGGCAACAGGACTCACTATTAATGCGCCTACAGGAACACCTGTTGATGGCAATAAGTTGATATTTAGGCTCTTGGACAATGGAACTGGTAGGGCATTAACTTGGGATGCAACTTACACAGTCATTGGTACAACTTTACCAACAACTACTGTTGCGAACAAAACAACGTATGTAGGTTGTATTTACAACGCTAACAATACACGTTGGGATGTGATTGCAGTAACCACACAGGCATAACCATGAAGATTGATTTTTTCTTTGATACGCAATACGGCAAGTTTTCCGATGCTTTGCATTTGCCAGACGATCATGGATTAACTGATGCTGAGATTGAAAGCATGAAGCAACAGCGTTTGGTTAATTGGATAGCAGTCATTACTGCACCACAACCCAACTATGTATTAGACGCTGAAGGAAACATTGTTTTTGATGCTGATGGCAATCCTGTGATTGCGGAGTAAAACATGGCAGATCGTTATTGGGTTGGTGGAACTGGCACATGGAGTAGTACCAACACTGCTAACTGGTCTACGTCATCAGGTGGGGCTGGTGGCGCATCTGTCCCTACTGCGTCAGATAACGTATTCTTTGATGCTGGTAGTGACGCTGGCGGTATCTTTACTGTCACGATGGCAAATTCGCCACGGCTTTGTAACGACTTTACAGCATCTGGTCTTGATTTCACAATGACCCTAGCAGGTACAAGCATTGGCTTGACTGTTAGCGGTAGTCTATCTTTCCCTGCCACAAACTTCACCCGCACCTACACAGGTACAACCACATTTAATGCAACAACTACAGGCAAAACAATAACAACTAATGGTGTTGCTTTTGGTGGGCCTATTACGCTTGACGGTGTTGGTGGTGGCTGGATACTTCAGGATGCTTTTTCAACAGGTGCAGGAACAACAACTACAACATTAACTAATGGTACGTTAGACTTAAATAATCAGACGCTAACAACTGGACGATTTTCTTCAAGTAATTCCAACACAAGAACTATTGCTTTTGGTACAGGAAATATTGCTTGTATTGGAACAGGTGGGGTTTGGAGTACGCCAAACGTAACCGGATTTACTACAACTGGCACACAAGTAGTTAATGTCACATCAACGGGTTCTACAGGAATAACATTTTCACCAGGTGGATTATCTGAAGCTAATTCAATTAGTTTTAACTTTACTGGTGGTACGTATGCGCTTACTTGGAGTGGCTCTTCTACTGCCGTAAGAAGCATAAATTTTACTGGCTATTCTGGAACTTTGGGTGAAGTTTTAATTACAACACTATACGGAAATTTAACATTTTCTACAGGAATGTCATTAACGGCAAGTAATTTTGCGTGGTCATTTCGTGCAACCAGTGGAATTAAAGAAATTACCAGTAATGGTAAAACAATGGATTTCCCAGTTAACTTTGATGGGATTGGTGGTTCATGGAAGCTGAAAGATGCAATGACGCTAGGTTCAACAAGGAGGGTCGGCTGGCAAGCTGGAACAACTGATCTAAATGGTTTTACATTAACTGCTGGACTTGGGATTGCGTTTAATACGTCTAACAATAGAAATATAACTTTCAATGGTGGAACACTATTATTAAGTTCTACTGGCGCAACTATTTGGAATGGTCTTGGATCAAACTTTACTACAACAGCAGGAACTGGCACTGGCACTATTTCAATGACATCTGCTAGTGCTAAAACATTTGTTGGAGGTGGTTTCACTTACAACTGCACATTAAATCAAGGTGGTGCTGGTACTTTAACCATTACAGGCTCAAACACATTTGACAACATCACCAATACTGTTCAGCCAGCGTCAGTCTTGTTCACAGCAGGAACAACAAGCACGTTCAGCAACTTCAGTCTGTCAGGTACAGCAGGCAACCTGATAACCATTGGCTCGGTGACTGCCGCAAGCCACACGCTATCCAAGGCAAGCGGTACTGTAAGTTCAGACTTTCTGTCTATCAGTAGATCAACGGCTACAGGTGGGGCAGGATGGTACGCAGGGGCAAACTCCACAGATGGAGGTAATAACTCAGGGTGGATATTTACAGCACCCCCTGCGCCTAGTGCTGGTAACGGCAATTTTTTAATGTTCTTTTGAGGAAACAATGACTCCAGAACTACAAAAGTATTACGAATCCCGATTTGAGATGATGGGGAATCAGGGGTGGAAGGATTTAATTATTGATATTGACAATATGATAGAGTCACTCAATAATATAAGCGTAATTCCTGATGAAAAGACTTTGATGTTCCGCAAAGGTGAACTTTCCATCTTGACTTGGCTGAAAACCTTGAGAGAGGTCAGCGAACGAGCCTACGAGGAATTGAATGAAAAGAATGTATGAATTTGTCTGCGTAAGTGGACACAGAATTGAGAGGTAC